CTCACGCAGGAGTACACCGCCGTCATCTGCATTGCCGACCGCTCATTGACTGGCTTGCCGGAGGTGCTTCCGCCAAGGAAAAATCGGTAGGCACTACCTGCCGTGCTGTTGGTAGGTGCATCTCTCGACCTAAAAAGTCCACTGAATATTCTCATAAAATCACGCTCCTTTCAAAAATTGGATATAAGAAAAGCACCTACCTCTCGATAGATGCTCTACTTGAAAATACACTTTTTATTTTTCTATATTCATTCCAACTAATAACCCATTAAGCACTTTAGAAATAAACAGACATTACCAGCTTTATTCTTATCCTTACGATTTAATGAACTAATAGAAAATCGATGCGGATAAGGTGATGCTGTTTTTACATCAAAATATGCATAACCACATTTTTCATCATAACCTAAATTCACAATCTTGCCGTAAGGATACATCATGGCTTTCCCTTGAATTAGGAGGTATACACTTTTATCTGTCATAGCCACACTCACGTTACTGCCAATCAAATTATCCGTTTCAGTCCATACAGGTTTCTTTTCATACCGATATCCTGTTTCCACCATTCTACATCTGTTTTTTGATTCAGAGATATTCAGACCAGATTCCACATAAACAATGGTTTCATTCGTTCTGATTGCTGTTATATTAAAAATTTCATATCTCACATAATTTTGATACAATTCACTTGATAATGCAATGCTTATAAGTTCTTTTTTTGCATCCGCTACATGAATGGTTTCTTGATTGTATTCGTTTACTATCTTTTCCATCTTATTTAGCAATGCTTGAACTTTTTGATAACAGGCATCGTGATAAGATTTCAGAAAACCTGCGGGTTCATTACAAAAAACACATCTCATTACAACACCCCCTTGTACATACTTTTTCTTTAGTATAGCACAAAAGAGTGCAGCCGAATTATGATTTTTTAAAATCATAGGCGGTTGCACATCTGCATCAGATAAACAAAATTCCTCGCTCGTCATAAACCGATGCACCACTGTCGGCACCACAGCGAATGGCTCTGTCCAGTCCCATAATCGTGGCAATGGCACCGTCAATCTTCTCCGTGGATTTTTCCTTGTCTGCCTTGATGTTTCCGGCAGGGTCGGTTCGGATGAAGATGTTGTCCATGTTCCATCTTAGAACCGGGTGGCCGCCGTGGGCGATTTTCTGCTCCAGTGTCAGTTTCATCAGTTCCTTGGTGGGAGGACTCATATCCTTAAATCCCTGTCCGAAAGGTACTACGGTAAATCCCATGCCCTCAAGGTTCTGCACCATCTGCACAGCACCCCAGCGGTCAAAGGCAATCTCTCGGATATTGAATCGTTCGCCCAGTTTTTCAATGAACTTTTCAATGTAGCCGTAATGCACCACATTGCCCTCCGTGGTCTGCAAATAACCCTGCCGTTCCCACACATCATAGGGGACATGGTCACGGCGAACACGCAGGTCAAGGGTTTCTTCCGGTATCCAAAAATATGGGAGAATGATGTATTTATCCTCATCATCCTGCGGAGGGAATACCAGTGCAAATGCCGTAATATCCGTGGTGCTTGATAAGTCAAGTCCGCCGTAGCAGACACGGCCTTCCAAATCGTCCTCATTCACGGCAAAGGAGCATTTATCCCATCTGTCCATCGGCATCCATCTGATTGCCTGCTTAACCCATTGGTTCAAACGAAGCTGGCGGAAGGAATTCTCCTCGCCGGGGTTCTGCTTTGCCGACTCACAGGCGGCTTTGACTTTATCAATCCCAACCGTAATATCAAGGGAAGGATTGGCTTTCTTCCACACCTTGGGGTCTGTCCAATCGTCTGCTTCATCCGCACCGTAAATCACAGGGTAGAAGGTAGGGTCGATTTTTCGTCCTTCTAAAATATCCTTTGCTTTCTGATGCGTTTCATAACAGATGGAATGCGTATCCGTCCCAGCTGTTGTAATAAGGAAATACAGCGGCTGCATACGGGCATCGCCGGAACCCTTTGTCATAACATCAAACAGTTTTCGGTTCGGCTGGGTATGCAGTTCATCAAAGACAACTCCGTGTATATTAAAGCCGTGCTTGGAATAGGCTTCTGCCGATAGCACTTGGTAAAAGCTGTTGGTCGGAATATACACGATTCTTTTCTGCGAGGTCAGTATTTTCACTCGCTTGGACAGTGCCGGACACATCCGCACCATATCCGCCGCCACATCAAATACGATGGTAGCCTGCTGTCTGTCAGCAGCACAGCCGTAAACCTCGGCACGTTCCTCACCATCGCCACAGGTCAGAAGAAGTGCGATTGCCGCCGCCAGCTCCGATTTGCCCATCTTCTTTGGAATTTCCACATAAGCTGTATTAAACTGCCGATACCCGTTGGGTTTCAGCGTTCCGAATAAATCACGGATAATCTGTTCTTGCCAGTCAATCAGTTCAAATGGCTTTCCTGCCCATGTACCTTTGGTGTGGCAAAGGCTCTCGATAAAGGCAACAGCGAAGTCCGCCGCACCCTCATCGTAGTGGCTATCCTTTACCTTGAACTTGGTAGGTCTGTATTTTTTCAGTTTTCGCAAATGCCGTCACCTCCGTTTCATGGCATAAAAAATGACCTGCCATCGGCAAGCCTTGGTAACAAGATACAGAGCCGTTTGGCTCCGTTCTTGGAATGTTTTATTGTTTTTCCTCTTAGAAAAGTTCCTCAATTTTTCTGAGTTCTGCTTTCAGTCGAGTTAAATCCTGTGCAATGCAGGTTCTGCGAAAACCGTTTTTGCAGCTTTTTCCCTCACGGGTAAGCTTTTCAATTTCAGCTTTGCGTTTGGTAATTACCTCGATTTCGTTTCCGTCCTTAGCGTCCTTGTAATCTTTCTCAAATCTTGTCATTTTCGTTTCCTCCGTTTGTGTTGCTTTCCCTTTCGGTAGTACACATATTACCGCTATGTGCCGACTATATCCACTCATTTCTCGGCATAATCTACACAATCTTTTGGGAGGAAAACTGTGTATTTTACAGCAGTTATCCACGCATGGAACGATGGACGGTTTCGAGAATTTCTTCCTGCTCGGACGGCTTTACACCAATGCTCTCCAAGGCTTCTCTGGTGCCGCAGTCCGGGCAGATGAGGGTTGCGCTGTCTGCCCTCGAAAGAGCAGGTACACCGTGATATGCTTTGCCGCAGCGTGGGCAGATTTTAAGTTCAGTGATTTCTGTTTTCATATCCAAATGCCTCCTCTGATTTTAGCTGTGCTTCTGCAAGAAAATGTTCATCAAAGCCAAAGCTGATGTACCCCTCAAGGCAGACGCTGACATAAGCAAGTGACGGAATGCCGATGCTCCGCTCCTCGTGCATGATATACACAAAGCAGTCACGGATTCTGGTCTTGCCGGACTTGATGCCTTTAATCGGCAGCTGCATTTCCTTCTTGTAATAAAAGGTGGGGAATCCCTCGTAGCGGTCAAGAGCCGCTTCATCCTCATCGGTCACCGACCAAACTGCTACTGGAACGCTGCCCCCAGATTTGGGTTCAATGGTAAGATACGCTCCTGTGTGGCTGCCCTTGAAAAGCAGCTCATAATCCTTGATTTCTGCTGTTCCAATGACTCGTGCCGATGGGCATCGCATCCGCATCTGACGGACGTTTAAGTTGCTGCCGTAGGCAAGGTAGTATCGTTTCTTCATAATGGTATCCATCCTTTCCGAAGGAATCACCCTTCTACCACCTTAAGACCGCCGAAGCGGTCGGAGGTAAGGTGGCAGGAGGCTAACTCCTGCGATTCCTTCAAGCGGCTCTGCCGTTTCTGAAGGCTGTATCTCCTGCAAGTTTCTTGGTAAGGGTTTCTCTTGCTGTTTTGAATTCCTCTCCGATGAAGCCAAGCCTTAAGAGCCAAGTCCTCATGGCGTATTTCGGATTCTCATTCTGCTGTGGCTTGGGACTGGCAGTCTTTACTGTTTTCGCCATTTGGCTGAGTGCAAGGCAAAGCTGAATGTAGCTTTTCAGCTGTCCGGCATGAAGTCCGTTTAGTTTGCCGTCTGCCGGGGCATCAAATTGGAAAAGTCTGAATTCAATTGTTCCCTTGGTAAAGGTTGCGTGATAGTTGAGCATATGGTAGCGGCTGTCGTTGTAATGGTGGTCTCTGCCGTAGTTGGCTCCGTTGGAGGAGTACCAAATGTCTGCAAGTGCCGCCATCGTCTTTGGCTTTTTCTTGTTGACCTGCTCCAAGAACCGTGGGTCAACCGTTTTGCAGTAGCGATGCATCCTGCCCCTGTCGAGGTCAAGGGCATCGGCTATCAGGCTTTCGTGGCTTGCCATGATGTTTGCAAGATTTCTCATGGTCTGTGGGGTATGTCCGTTTGCACCGATGTGAATGTGAACTCCGCAGCCCCTCGTGGCATCGCTTTTTGCTCCTGCGTGGCGAAGGATTCGGATAAGTTCCTGCAAGGTTTCAATGTCGCTGTAGTGAAGAATTGGGGTTACCAATTCGCATTTCTCGCTGTCGCACCCTGCGATGCTGACATCCTTTTGAAATTTCCACTCTCTGCCATCTACATCCCAAGCTGACCAAGTGCTGTAGCCGTTGCGTCCGGCTGTGTTTTCGTGTCTGCCTGTGCCAAAGTAGGTGGCTGCAAGCCTTGCTGCCTTATCCCTTGTAATGCCATTCATCTCGACCTCAACTCCGATGGTCTGCTGTTTCATTTCTTCAACCTGTCTTGTAGTTTTCTCGCTCATTTTATGTACCTCCGTTTGGTTTGTTTTCCTTTTGGTAGTACACATATTACCGCTAAAACCACTATATATCCACTCAATTCTCGCCATATACTACACAATCTTTGGGGGGCGAAATTGTGTATCTTACAGCAGTTATTCATTGCTGATTTTCCTGCATTTGTCCTCGCCATAGACCACATGAAGTCCGCTTCCGTTGTCCCAGCGAACCATGATGGAGGCGGTATCATCCACCCCTGTTACCGTTCCTTTTGTGCCGATTGGCGAAGCCTGCATATCATCCATCTGGGTAAGTTCCACCCTTGTTCCAACGGGGTACTGACTGCGTACCCGCTCCACAATTTCTTTACTCGGAAATCTCATCGTCTGCCGCCTCCTTTTTCACATCATTCTTGAATGCACTGCTGCCCGTCAGATTCTTTAGCAGGATTTTTCTGTCCCGTTTATATTCTGCTCCCACAAATCCCAAGCGAAGGAGCAGGCATCGGAATGCATATTTTTCATTCTCCACTGCCTTTTCGGTGTTGGAGATGCGTTTCTGCTCCCGGCTCATTTTACAAAGGGCGGAAATGAAGTCGGTATAGGCTTTGACCGTATCGGCATCCAAGCCGTCTGAAAACCAAGGGAAGGAAATCTTCTCTTCATCAATGATGATGGGAATTTCACTGATTCCCAATGCCTTCTTGATAAGACTGCCCTTGGCTTCCAAGAGGTTGGTAAGATTGCCGACCAATACCTTATCCAGCGGCATTGCCACCGTAAGCCCGACTGTTTCGCCTTGTGGCTCGGTTTCCGGCACTCCGTATGCAGGCGGGCAGTCCTCCAAAGGCTCCTCACAGCCCGTTTCCGGCTGGGGTTCATCGTATTCTGAACTCTCGCAGTGGAAACCCCTCTGGTCGAGTTCTTCAAGCACTCGCTCGATTTCCTCGCTGTCTGCCATATCGTTGAATGTAAGGTTGCCCTCACGGGTTACGGTAAAATAGTCCACCGTGTATGCATAGGTTGGGGTTTTCATGTAGACTGCCTTTGCCCCTGTGATTTCTTCCAGTGCCTTTACAAAAGGCTTTCTGTCAGTAATGTTGTAAATAACCTTCATGGTAAGTACCTCCTTTGTTTTTCGGTACTACATATATCACTCTAAAAGCGATAAATAGCAAGTCATTCTGTAGGAGAATATCTCACAATAAAAAGTCCGGGAGTTGTGAATAGTACACGATGCCGGAAAGCACGAATACCACATTGGGAAGTGCCACTCCGTTGCCCCACATCTTATATTCCGCAGAATCGGAATGCGGGTCTTTCAGCCATTTGATGATCTGCTTTTCTGTCTTTGGCTTTGAGGAAGTTCCCATGATATGACGATGGGTTTCAAATACCTCCGTCCACCACTTGATTTCTTCCTCGGTCGGTTCTGCCGTGCCAAGGTCACTGCACCACCAGTCTGGAAATCCCTGCAGTCTTGCACATTCCGTAGGGGTAAGCCTGCGGACAATGTATTCTGGCACATCGCTCACATCGTTTACGATAGGCGGGTCTTTATAATCCGTAGCCACCAGTGTGTTCGCTAGCTCCTCTTCGGCAGAGGTAAAGAACGATGCCTTACTGGAAGAATAGACGGGTGCCGCCACAGCACTTGGTCCCTGTGCATTCAATGTGGAATTGATACCATCCTCTGTAATACCCATCTTCCTTGCATAATTCTGACCGCAGTTATAACTTTCACGGTCAATGGCATACACCACCGCGTGTTGCTCGATGGTATTCAGCGTATACATGACATCAGATTCCTTATAGCCATCACCCTTGTGAGACGGTCTGCTACCGTTACCCTCCACCACAACAATACCGCCTTGATTGCAGGCAGGATTGCCGCCGTTGGCATCAAGGGTACGGGAGGTATCTGCTTCATAAATCCCACTGTGGGGATTGTCCGATTTCATGGAATTGCTGTCCTTAGAGCAGATGCCGTATGCCTTTGGCACGAACAGTGTCTGGTCATTATTACAACCGAGCGTTGCAGATAAATCATCCTGAATCAACGCACCCTTGCCGCCGCCCTCACATCCGCTTCGGATTTTCAGTGTTTTCGGTGTTTCCAATACAAACGGCTGATTATTTCCGCCAGTACCATAAGTAGAAAGAACCGTAGGAGCCTGTTCCAAGGGGCCTGTATATCTTGTGTCCTGACTATGATTTTCAAACACCAGCGGAGGGTGGTTGGACTCTGCACGAAGTGTGCAGGTCATGCCCTCGGTCACATCCATACGGTTGCCGCCTTGGTCATTTAAGCAGACTGTGCCTGCCGCTCCAGTGCAGCCTTCAAAATCTCCGGCAGTTCCTTGCCACGGGCAGATGCCCTTCGGAGGATACCCTGACACGCCCTCTGACTCAAATAATATTTTTCCGGCACATTGGCCTGCAAAATCTGCGACAAGGTAGATACGCTTTCTTCTTTGGGGAACTCCCCAATACTGCGCATCAAGCACTCGCCATGCAAGGGAGAACTGCTCTCCCATGATTTCTCCTGCGTTTGTCCATTTTTCAGACTGAGGAACAGAAAACTCCTCGTCTTTGATTTTGCAGATTTCTTCGAGGACTGCCTTGAAGTCCTCGCCTTTGTTACTGGAGAACGCTCCGGGGACGTTTTCCCAGACCACAAATCTTGGATACTTGCCATTTGTCTTACACCTCATTTCTTTCACGATTCGCACCGCTTGATAAAACAGACTGGAACGCTCACCGTCCAGTCCGCTTCGCTTGCCTGCCACCGACATATCTTGGCAGGGACTTCCGAATGTGATGATGTCCACGGGCGGAACTTCCGCACCATTTAATTTGCTGACATCACCGTAATGCTGAATCCCCGGCAGTCTTTTTGTAGTAACACGAATAGGAAAAGGCTCAATTTCCGATACCCACTTTGTGGTAATCCCAGAAATCAAGCCTCCCAGTGGAAATCCGCCGCTGCCGTCAAACAGACTCCCCAGTGTTAAGTTGTTATTCTCCATCGGCACTGACCTCCAAATCCTCAAAGCGGATGGTCTTGCCGTCACGCACCACAGATACATTTTCTGCACTGCCGACCTGTTCGATGTATCTTTTTACGATGACATCACAGTATTTCTCATCCAGTTCAATGGTATGGCAGATTCTGCCCAGCTGTTCGCAGGCAATGAGTGTAGAGCCACTGCCGCCAAAGGGATCGAGAACAATGCAGTTACTCATACTGGAATTCTTAATTGGATAGGCAATCAGCGGAATCGGCTTCATGGTCGGATGGTCACCGTTCTTCTTTGGCTTATCAAATTCCCAAATGGTGGTCTGCTTTCTATCGGAATACCACTGATGTTTGCCCTTTTTCTTCCAACCATAAAGACATGGCTCGTGCTGCCACTGATACGGAGAGCGTCCTAACACCAAGGACTGCTTTTTCCAGATACAGCAGCCGGAAAGATAGAACCCAGCATCTTCAAAAGCCTTACGAAATGCAAGACCGTGTGAGTCGCTGTGAAATACATAAATGGAAGAATCCTCTGCCATAGCACCATACATCTGTGTATAGGCATCAAAGAGAAATTTCTCGAAGGCTTCTTCGTTCATACTGTCATTTTGGATTTTCCCAGCACTGCCTTCATAGTTGACGTTGTAAGGGGGATCGGTTACCACAAGATTGGCTTTCTTTCCGTCCATGAGAACGGCATAGGTTTCTTCCTTGGTGCTGTCACCGCAGACGAGCCTGTGATTTCCAAGCAGCCACACATCACCGCTTTTTGTAACAGGCGGTTTTTGCAGTTCTTCATCTACATCGAAATCATCATCCTGTGCATCCCCATCTTCTCCTGCGAAAAGTTCAGCGATGTCTTTTTCATCAAAGCCAGTCAGACCCACATCAAAGGAGTCTGCCTGCAATGCTTCAATCTCCACACGCAGAAGTTCTTCATCCCAGCCTGCATCCATTGCCATGCGGTTGTCAGCTAAGATATATGCTTTCTTCTGTGCCGGAGTAAGATAGTCCACAAATACACATGGTACTTCCGTGATGCCTTCTGCTTTCGCACCGCAAATTCTCCCATGACCCGCAATTACATTATATTCGTGGTCGATGATGACCGGGTTGATAAATCCGAACTCCCGAATACTGGCACGGAGTTTATTAATCTGCTCCGCTGAATGGGTACGAGCATTATTTACATATGGTATCAATTTGTCGATGGATACCAATTCCATTTTTGTTGTAGTTTTTGACATAATCCGCACCTCCTTAATACAGACCCCATTCAGCAAACTTCTCAAAGCCGCCGATGGCATCAATATATTTTCTTGCTTCTGCTACGATGTCTGCATAGGGAATACCGTCCACTTCACTGTCACCGATAGCACATACAAGCTGCACAGGCTCTCCTGTTTTCTGTGCTTTTAGGAACGCATAAATATTGACGGACACATCCGCCTTGGATAAGTCCTTCCCATGCAGTCCGCCGCCTGTGACACTGTCTGCCATATCAGAACCCAGCTTACGGTTTGTGGCTCCCGTATCTACATCCGTACCGCCAGTCCAGCCACCGAGCGGATTGACCTCTGCACCCGGATATGTGTTTTTCAGTTCCTCACTGTCGGCATTGCTCTGACAGATAATCAGCCTGACACCGTCCAGAATGTACTTGCCGTCCGATGTGTAGTTTTCATAAATGGAATGAGCAATCCGTGATAGTTCTTTCTGCTCCGCCGTCAGTGGCATTCCCTTGAAGATGCCGTTATCCCCACAGCGAACACTGCCGGATTGATTCTCCGAAAGATGTGTATCCTGCGGAACAATCACAATATCTGTTTCCACTTCTCCTGCAATGCGGGTAATGGCACTGCAAACATCTGCCTCATATAACTGTGCTGTGGTTTCAATAATCGCATGACATTTGCCATGCCCAATCAATACCTCCACAGCAATTTTAGGATTTTCCTCTGCTCTGTATGCCAAGTCCACTATGGCTCCGGCAATCCTATCCGCCACCTTGTCTGGATGGCTTGGGTTCACTTTTTCTATCATGCTGTCACATTCCTTTCCTTGCACGGAGCAGACGCTCCATGACATCATTCTGTGGTGCTTCATCGCTGTATTCGGTATTGCAGTTTTCCTTTACGATCTGGAATATCTCATTCCACAAACGCACCGCTTGGTTCATATAGTTAATCCCAATATTGATAAATGGGGAAGGGATAGGCTTCTGTGTGGTCGGATGCTTTGAAAGGAACCCCAACTTGCTGGTCATTTCCTCACACTGAATCCAACGAGCCGATGCCATTGCATATCGTTCCAAAAGCTGACTGGATACTTTCTGACTGCATCCGATCCTTTTCAGCCACTCCCATGTTTCTCTGTAAATATCAGCGGCCTGCAGTTCACTGCCGTCACGCTGTTCTGCTGATAAAAAATCGTGTGGCTTCGGCATCTCCACACCTTCCATCTCAGGAATATCCAAGACCTCTAATGGTCTGCCTCCCGGATTTCCATTTTCATATTTCTCTTTTACGGCAGATTTCTTTCGTCCAGCACCAACTCTGGCACCTCCTCTGCCGCCTGTATTATTTGATTTTGTAGGCATATTTTCTCGACCTCCTTTATTACCCTTTTGAAAACGCCCTTTTTGTGCGTGAAGGGGGGCGCCGTTTTCCCAGTATTGGACCCGTGGAGATAAGTTGACCCCCCTCCCAGTCAGTTTCTTTGGTTTCTGTCACCAATCTCTGCATGAATTTTGTTATGGCAGGAACGGCAAAGGCTCATCAGATTACTTCTATCGTGCGTTCCACCCTTGGACACAGGCACCTTGTGATGCACCTCATCCACAGGAACTAATATCCCACGCTCAAAGCACTGTTCACAAAAGGGATGAGTCTTTACATAGCTGTCACGGATGCGTTTCCACGCTCTGCCATACTTGCGGCGTACTGACGGGTCACGGCTGTACGTCTCGTAGTTCTTATCCATTTCCTTTTTGTGTTCCAAGCAGTAGCTGCTGCCTTCCTCGGCATACTCAGGACAGCCGGGGTAAGCACACCCTCGTCTTGGTTTTCTCGGCATTCATCTCCACCTCCTTCGTGGCATAAGAAAAGCCCTGCAGGTCGGTGTGACCCACAAGGCTTGACTTTTTCTCCTATTTCACTGTCTTAAGTATAGCACACAAGTTTTGTGCATAGTAGTGAACTATACTGCACTCTTTTTATCTTCACGATATTTTAGGATTCTTTTAATCGCCGGAACAAGCTTTGTAACGTTGGTGTTTATATTTTCGGTGTCTATGCGTATTACATTCCAACCCTCACCCAATTTATCAGCAATCACTTCATCTCGTATTGTTTGCGCTTTTTCATTATCCTTTGTATGGAATGGCCGTCCGTCAATCTCCAAGGCAACCTTAAATTCTGGGATGATAAAGTCGACACTGTATTCATATACGCTAACTTGGTGATTGATTTTCAACCCACGCTTTATCAACTCCACTGCTGTCATAATTTCCTCTGTGCTCTGAAACCAGCCCGCCTTATAAAGATTCTTTTGGACAATCTCCAGTGCCTTTTTGTATTTGGCTATATCCGTAACTTTTGAAATTCTTTTAATCGCTGTATCAAATTTCTTCTGCTTTTTATCCACCTGCAACACTTTCTTGTTTTTTACGTGTTCTTCTACCAACAGTTTCTTACAATCAGCACACGTATATTCCGTACCTCTAATGTAAGACCAAGTAGAAACGGGGCTTCCACAAATCCTGCATGGTGGAAAATACCACCCGAATCCATCGTGTTTTTCCATCGGAATGTTATCTTGTATCGCTTCAGCGTATCCCATTATCTTTCACCTCCATTTGCTTTTCAAATTCCTGTAGTGCCTTACCATGCAGCTTGTATATCCACCTTAGGCTATAGTGCATTTCGTTGGCTATTTGCTCCCAAGTATAATAACTGAGATATTTTAGTTCCAACACGGATTGATAATCAACATTCTCCAGCCCATGTATCAGTTCCATGATAGTGGCTTTTATTTCTACAAGCGCACTAATTTCTCTTGTGATTTTTTGCTCCACGTCTATAATTTTATCAATACACCTCACATAAGGAGCCTCTATATTTCTATTTGGATTGTAATGTGCTTCAAAATTACAACCTGAAATCCTACCAGACAAATCTCTCCAATGTTCCAATTCGCGGAAATCAAAATTCATCTGTATCTCAATTCTTTTTACCTGCAACAAATAATCTTTCGCTGTCATATCCTTACCTCCGAATTTTTGTATTCCTCTCGGATTGGCTTGGATTGTCATAGGTTGACTCTGATTTTCATAGATTGGCTTTTACGGCATCAATCAAGGCGGATTGGGTACTGTCCTTGTCAGACAGTGCTTTTAAGATGCGTTCATCAATGGTGCCTTTTGTTATGATGTGGGTAATGACCACGGTTTCTGCGGTCTGTCCCTGTCTCCAAAGTCTGGCATTGGTCTGCTGATATAATTCCAGCGACCATGTGATGCCAAACCACACCAAGGCTGAACCACCCTGCTGTAGGTTCAGTCCGTGACCTGCTGATGCCGGATGGATAAGACCCACAGCAAATTCTCCCTTGTTCCATCTCTCAATACTGCCGGGAGAAGATATCCTTGCGTACTCCACTTTTAGCCTATCCAGCAGTTTTGTGATACGCTCCACATCATGCTTGTACCAATATGCTACGAGAATTGGCTTGCCGTTTGCCGCTTCGATAATATCCTCCAGTGCATCCAGCTTTCTCTGGTGTATCTCCAAGATGCTCTCATCATCGGAATAGACTGCTCCGTTTGCCATCTGGGACAGCTTGCCTGTCAGCGATGCTGCATTGGCGGCTGTTATCTCTCCATCGGGAAGTGCCAATACAAGGTCTTTTTTCAGTTCCTCGTATTTCTTCTTTTCCGATTCAGACAACTCCACCTCCAGCTGTGTGCTGATCAGTTCCGGCATTTTCAGATGGTCGGTGGACTTCATGGAAATCGTAATGTCGGCAATCTTGTCATAAATCTGTTGTTCGGCATTAGGCAGTGGCTTGTAGCTGTAAATCATCTGCCCATTCCTCTTATCCGGGGAGAAATAGGTGGTTCGGTACTGACCGATAAATCTGCCAAGCCTTGCACCCATATCCAGCAGTTTAAACTCTGCAAATAAATCCATCAGACCGTTACTGCTTGGAGTGCCTGTCAGACCCACCATTCTTTTTACCTTTGGCCTTGCTTTCATCAGTGCCTTGAACCGCTTGGACTGGTAATTCTTGAAGGATGAAAGTTCATCCACAACTACCATATCAAAATCAAATGGCACACCACTTTTCTCAATCAGCCACTGTACATTCTCACGGTTGATGATATAAATATCCGCCTGTGCTTTCAGTGCCGAGAGCCGTTCTGCTTCCGTACCCACTGCCACGGAATATTTCAGCAGATACAGATGCTCCCACTTTCCAATTTCAGCACCCCACGTCACAGAAGCCACACGCAGGGGTGCAATAACCAAAACCTTATGCACTTCAAAGCTGTCAAACATCAAATCGTTAATGGCAGTCAATGTAGTAGAAGTTTTTCCTAACCTAAGCCCATATCCAACAGCAACGCTGTTATTTCATGGTTTTCAATATAGTCAATCGCATATTTCTGATAATCATGTGGAATGAACTTCATTTGGCATCACCTCCAATCTCACAAACAATTTTTTCAATCTGATTCACAGCATCCAGTACATACACTCTGTACCCAAGTTTTTGTAACATTCCATGCCTTGCAAGCTGCAATGGCCTTGGCTTTTCTCCCGGTGCTTTGACTTCCACAAAGGCAAACCTGCCAAAGGGAAGAAGCACCAAGCGGTCTGGCATTCCATCAAAACCCGGAGATACGAACTTCGGACAAATGCCGCCCTGCTTCTTTACCGCTGTTACAAGTTTTTGTTCAATCGTTTTTTCTCGCATTTCTCATACTCCTCCCAGCATTCCTCGAAAGTTTCAAGGCACTCTCTGCAGGCATTCTTTCGTTCCAAATGACTGCGAATCAATCTGTGCCATCCATCAAATTTACATGGACGGTTTTTCGGAAAATTTTCTTTGTTCCTGCGCATATCCTGTGCCAAATCACCTGAAGGGCTATCCTCGTTTAAATGGTTTCGAATCATAAATGTATAAAATGTCATAATTGAAATTCCTCCTGATTTTTGATTTCTGTCCTTTTTGTCACGCTGTCCTCTATGGGGTAAGAATGAAAATATAAATAAATAAATTATATTAAAATATGTATCTATATGTATCTGTTACTATAAGGACAAATACACGCATACATACGCTTACGGCATAGGGACAGAAAGGACAAAAAGGACTAATGTAGGTTCTTACTGCTCATAAATGTGTGGATTTACAAGATACGTCTGTGCGGGCGGTCTGCCCTTGCCGGAATAGTTTTCATCTTCTTTGGATGCAATATATCCATAATCCGTCAGTCTGGTTAAGACCTGCTGCACATCTTCTGCCTTTTTGAAATTACGGCAGAGTCGCATAATATCCCTGCGGGTAAATTCTGTCAGGCCGTTTTCCTTTACCACCTCGACCACCTTTTTGCTTTGACTGATAATCGGGTCTGCACCCATAAGCATAAAGGCCGCCTTTGCGTGTTCAATAAAGTATTCTCCGATTTTGATGGCATTGCTCATAGTGGTCTTGTCTACCACCAGCGGCTCCGGCACATCTAAAAAATCATGGCTGCGGCGGATTGATGCACGGCACAGCAGGGCAGAGATACGCTGAATGTTTCCCACAAGTTTTCCTGCCCAATCCACAATATCTGCGTAGCCTTTGTTCAGTTCAGGCTCCAGCCTTTCAGCGAATGCTTCTATCATGACATCTGCTTCCTCAGACAATGTAATAATTTCAGCACCATTCTCACGCTCATCCTCCAGCAGATTTCGAATACACATTTCATATTCATGATAGACCTCATCGGGAACGGACTCGGAACGATACCGTCTTTTCCCAACAAAGGATGCCGGGATACAATATAGAAAACGTGCTGTCAGACCTCGCCCACGAAAGGTACCGTTCTGCATCAGTCCCGATAAGACACTCGGCTGTACCATCAGCAGTACCGTCAGTGCCGGATTCATGATGCTTTCACTGTTTCTGCCAATACGGTCAACACGAATGCTGTCCCCGGAATAACCTTTTAACATCACATCGATATTAACGGTCTTGGAATATGCTCCTGCGAGAGTGTCAAATATACCGCCCTCGGTGGAAAGAATCGCCGCCCGCCCATCATTACTGGCAAGCACCGAGGTCAGCTTTTCTGTTGTAATATCATCAACATACAGCTTCATTGGCTTCATTTCTTTATAGCCTGCAATTTCCTCTGCAATTCTTCGGACCTCTTCCGCATCAGCTTTACCTTTGGATGCCTGATCCTCCACTACCTTCTGCCTGCGTTCCAGAATTCTTTTCTGCATTTTGCTGGACTCGATTGCTGCTGAGTTCTGTGTATTGCGTTCTGCTTCAAACAAATTCAACGGTCGAATCATCGCATTTTCCACAGCAGACTTACGCTCCGAAGGATTCATAACATCCAACACAAATGTATTCACAGGCTCTATCCAGTCATCCTTTGCCATTATTTTGAACTTTCCCTGCATACAGACCGACAAAACGGCAATCGCTGCCGTAGCTGCCATATCCACGGGGGTCTGTGTGCTTTCAGAAAGTGCCGATGCATAATCTCCGATTGCCTTTGGCAGCGTTTCTATCGGAAATGTCGGAAGGTTATATTCATCAAATGGGATTGGAACTTCCCATTCCGGCTTTTTGTTGTACTCTTCTGGGGGAATATATCCTTCCTGCTTTGCTAAATTCTTTCCAAAACCCAATGCACTGTTCCAAATGGTATCCAGTTCACTTTGGGGTAAAGGTGGTACACATTTTTCTGATTTCTCTATAAAAATACGATGGGCTTTCTCTGTTCCACCAAAACGCTTTACTATCTTTCCAGCAAAAAGGCTCATTTCTTTATTACGGGAGCCTTCTGTGATATTTTCCATACTGCGGTCAAACTCAGCAAAATCCTGTTCGTCCAGAAATTCCTCAATGGTTCTGCTGCCCTCATGCCAGATGATGTTTTCTGCCGGACAGCCATATATAAGCCTTGCGGCATCCATTGCACCCTCATCGAAAAAAGGTGCATAGGCATGAATCCTCTGCTTCAGCTTCGCACATTCGTCTGCGCTTGCAATATCTTTATGCGGGAAATATACATGGTGTCTTGGTCTTGCAGACTTTGTCCCCTTAACTTTTCCATCATGACGGCTTGGAACGACAATAAAAGTAACGTCCGGGAATAAGGTCTGGTACATCTCCGGGCGAATCCATTCTTTCGGATTATCCGTACCCTCGTTATCACAGTCCATAATATCTGCATTGCTGCAAATATAATCAGGCACAGAGCGGTGTGAGTTCTTAAATTTTGCACTTACATGGTCACGGCAAATAGCCACCTTAAAATCCTCTTCATTGTCAATTTCAGCCTTGTTGGGATAAATAGTGTTCTTTTCGTTTCCTGCACAATTTGCCGTGTATAAAGTAAACTTCATTGCACTAAACCTCCTTCAATTCACTGCTAAAATAACGCAGTCTGTAATTTTTTCTCTTAGCTCTCCTGATTTCAGCATCCATTCCGGCTGATATACTTTCTCCGAACACCCACACCTCGCTGCAGTGGCTCATCAGCACATTCCCAAAATGCAGTCCCATCTCACGCTCCGTTATATCGTTATCGTTAAGAAACTGCGGAAACAGCAAATGCGGAGCGATGGGAATGTATCCCTGCTCCACAGCATATCGGCTGTACTTTCGTGCATTTGCAATGTTCCCGGCAACATCTCCCGAAAACGGGGAGCATACATACACCATTGGTCTGTATGCTCTTGCCGCTTTGGTTTCCTGTTCGATATTGGATAAAGCACCATAGGTGGTTGGGTCAGGATAGCCTTCGCTGTTATACCTGCTCACACCCACAAACATGACCCCCCATCAACTTTTTGCTGCAGTTCTTACACAGCACCGCCGTACCGAAAAGGTCAATCTCACCATCGGCAAACACCTCTGCCAAATCAACCTGCACCTCAGAGCCACAGTGCGGGCAGCGGCAGAATACATTCTCATCGTTAATTTCAATGGACACCTCCATTGCATCGTTCAGCTGTTCTTTCACATAAAACATATTATTTGTCCTCCTCTAATTTGGTTTTGTACCATTCCAGATGGCGTTTACGGTCTTCATAATTTGGAAACGCTACAAGCAGTCCTACATCAACCTTCTGCAAAATTTCCAGCATCTCAATCTGTTCTTTTGACAGATATGGTCTGATGCTATTGCCCTTTTCAATATCATTGGCAAGCCTGAACTGCTTCGCTGTCATGCCCAGCACAATGCGATTTAACATATCGCACTCATTGCTGAAGTGATAAGGCTTCGGAGCATCGTGGAGCAGCTTGATGTTTGCCGTAAGGAGTGGGAACTCCTGTCTTGCCGACACCAGTGCTTTGATGAATTTCTCCATCTCATTGAAACGCTTGATGTACAGTTCCTTGAACTTCATAGCCTTCTGCCCGGTGTATCCCATAACAAGCATCGTGAATCCGTCACGAGTCATTTGGTAGCTGGGCAGCTTTCGTCCTGTAGAATCTTGATATTTATCAGCCATAAAGTTGCTTTTTACAAACTCCTCACTCAACCCAGATTTGGGGTCAGTGATTTTTACAATATCTCTGAGAACATGGTCATGTCTTTTCTCAAAGAAGCCAGCTACAAACAGGCTGTCCACCCTCGCTGTGTCATGAGTATCGGCAAAGATGCCGTATTCGTCTTTCGGTATTAATTCTTTCATCAAAAGAACCTCCTATTTTTATTTGGAGGATTAGTCCTCCTACCTCATAGCCACGGCAGAAGGTCAAATCTGACGGTTTTGAAAAAATATCCGAAGTTTTTTCTCGGCTCTCTTTAATTTCTGAGTGATGTTGTTTTCGCTGTCACCACAAAACAGGGCATAATCTTTGACAGACATTCCATCAATACGAACAGCTATAAACATATTCGCCCAATCCTGCTTTTTACCGAGAACCTGTCTGATACGCTGGCACACATCTTCATACTCATAACGGGAAGTGCGGTTGGCTTCATCAGAATAATCAGGCACTGTTTCCATGCCATCGGACTCATCGTCTGTTTCATCATCTTTGCGAAATGGAGTCTGTATCTGCCCACGGCGACGATGCTCTCTGTGCCAGTTGTTGTAAAGCGGCTTATTAAACTGCTCGTCCATGATTTCCTGAACATTTCTGCGTTTTACACTTTCCTTGTCCGCTTCCTCTTCAAGACGATTCTGATAATCTGCCTCAATCATTAACGTGCAGTCCTCGTCCGGCACCTCAATGGTCATTGATACTGGCGGTTTGTTTTCATTTGTGTTTTCATATTTAACACTGATTTTCATAGATTGCCTCCTTCGCCGGAGGCAATCATGGCAGGGTATAAAAATAGGTCTACATATGGAGATACACAGACCCGTAAATGCAAAAGAGCGCAACGAGGTAAGGGTATCTCTTTGCAGGCTCGTCCACTGTCTTTATCACAGTGAATCGAAACCTATGAGATATCCTGCCAAGATTGCGCACTCCGGCATGATTTTCTTTTTT